ACTTATTTTCTTATATCCTTCTAATTCAGCATCAACTGCTCTATCATCTTTACCAGTCATTAATTTAAAAGTTAAAGTAATTTTAGAGGCTGGAAGTAGATAAGTGAATTTGTTTTGGCCTTTTGTGAATAAAGATTCATCAATTTCCTTATTTTCTAGAACACTCAAATCAACAGTATGTTCTTCTCCTAAGTAACTAAACTTATACTCAGAACCATAACCTAAAATACGGGCAGCAATCAAAAGAGCATTTTTATCACCTACAATCAAATCATCTACCTTAATTGTTTTATCAACAATCAAAGATTGTAGCAATTTATCAAAAACTACTCCTTTAGAAATGTATGCTTGGTTGGTTAAAATATCCTCTTCTTTAGCTGTCATGTATTTCATTTCAACTTGACCTGATGAAAGGGGATGTGATTCTGGATAAACAAGACCTTTTGAAGGTAAGTCTACAACCTCAGTTGGGAAATTAAATTCGCTCATAATCTATTTTTTAATAACTATTATCTATGATAAATATTAAGATAAAAAAAGAGCTTGACATAGCCAAGCTCTCTTTAATAAAAAGTATATTCTTTTTTTAGAAGTTCAATACGCAGTAATCCATACCAACTGTTAAGGTAATGTTAACAGCAGCATCAGCAGTATCGTAGTTGTAATCACCGAAGTTAGCTTCTTTAATAAAGGCTCCTTTAATTACCCATTCTGATACTACATCACCTACAGGACCTAAAATATCAATAGTTAAGTCTTTCTTATAGAAATCACTGTAACCATCTCTACCTGTTACTGATTCGTGGTGTAAACGTACCCATTCCATTACTGCCTGAGCACCTGATGGGGTAATAGGGTCGAATAATGTCATCTGAATATCGCCCCAAGTAGCTCTACCTTTAACCTTTCTATAAACGTTTATATGGTTAAGCATAATTTCAGGTTGGCTTAATGTAACAGCGTTAACACCCTTGATTAAATACGATGGTATACCCTCTAGATACATTATAAATCTATTAGGGGTTTTAGGTTCGAACGCTGTGAAAAATATTTCGTTTGGATTTAATACTGCCATTTTATTATTTTGTTATAAATATTCTACTTTTAAAAAATTATGCTGGGAATTCTACTCCAGTTGGTAAGATGTTGAAGTTCAAGTAAATGAATTCAGCAGTCTTAGTTGGTTGGATATAAATCTGACCTACTAACTGGTTTCTGTCAATTACATCAGCGGTGTTGTTTGTGTCATCCATAATTACTCTGAAAGCATATAAACCTTGTTTCTGCTGTACTGAAGTTAAATATGGGTTAACTTGAGCTAAGAAACTGTTTCTAGTAGCTGCTGTATTTTGTTCAAATACTAAGTTATTAGCTACTTGAGAAATATATGATTTCAATGCAATTAACAATCTTCTAACATTTACTCTATCTAAAGCAGAAGCTCTAGTTTGTAATGTTTTCTGACCGTATACTACAACTCCAGTTCCTGGGAATGTAGCGATTGGATTTACTTTTCCTACATATAAAGAATCTCTATTAGTTTGAGATAATTTTTGTTCTGCTCTAATTACAGTCGTTAAACCACCTCTGTTAATACCAGCTGGTGCAAACCAAGGCTCACTTACACTATCATTATAAGCATAAACACCTGGAATCATTGTTGAAGCTGGAACCCATACTCTAGCTCCTGTATCTGGATCAATGGTTTGTAACCAAGGCCAGTAAGCAGCAGCATATGAAGTGTTTCTAGCAGCGGCTTGAGTAATTACTGTAGCTTGAGCTGTACCGTAGTAAGCTAAGTCAACTACAAAAATATTATCTCCTCTGTTTTGGGTGTTGTTAATAATGTTAGTGATCTGTCCGTTATGTGTACCGATGTTATTGAACAAACCAGGAGTTACTAATAAGTTAAATTGGTAATCATCTTGGTTTGATAATAAAGCAATCATATTAGTATAATCACTACCTGATAAACCTTGAGTGTTGTTACCTGTGATTTCGTTATAATATTTATTAGCTCCATTAGGTACATTAACACCTACACCCGCAATAAATGAACCACTACCTGCTGCTGGAATAGATCCAGTAAATTCTGGTTTTGCAGTACCTGAGTTATTAAAGTAATCTGGTGTTTTCTGATCAACTGATTTAACTCTTACATATCTTGAAGCGTTTGGATATTCACCACCAATTGTTATTTGTGGGTTTGCAACTTCTCCATTAAATGAAGCTGACTGGTCACCAATAATTTTAGAAATATAATTATCAGCTTTAGGGTCTAATGATAAGTTAGTCCAAGTTTCTAAAACACTTTGGTTATTATTATCGTCACTAGCTTGTCTAATGATTAATGAGAAAGTACCGTTAGCTGTGTCTGGATTTGAAATTACCCACCTTAAGTTATCAGTTGAACCAGAATCTAAAACTCCATTTGATCCAGTTGTACCAACACTATTCATAATCGCACCCATAGAAATAGTTTCTAAGGCAAATGATTGTGAGAATGAAGCAGAGTTCATAATTGAGACTGGAGCACCTACAGCATCTTGAACACCATTAGTTCCTGTTACAGAACCAGTATCTGTTGTTGCTGAAGCCCAAGAATCAGAAGCTGATACTACTCTAGCTACTAACAAACTTTCACCACCATTTGCAAAATAGTTATAAGCTGCAATTGAAGTGAAGTAAGTGTAAACACTACTTGCGCTAGTAAATGTTGTACCGAATAAGTTTTGATACTGTGAGTATGAAGTTACTACAGTAGGAATTTCAACAGGACCTTTCACAGTTGGGCCGATAATTGCAGCTCCTACAGTTACTGGCTGTTGGGTGAGAAACGACTGATCGTTTTCAATAGCGAGTACGCCAGGGGATATTAATGTTGATGCCATTTTTTATTAATGTTTATTTGATAATAAATATTGGCAAAGGAGTCAAAAATTAATTTGCTTTTGTAAACTCTCCGGTATTAATATTAATTGATCCTTCGCCGTATTTTTCTTGTATTTTTTGACCAAATTGAATTTCTTGAGTTTTTAATTTACTCAAAGCTTCAATTACTTGTTCTTTTTGCAACTCTAACTCTTGAATTCTAAGTTCTACAACTCCAAAATCAGTAGTAATATCTTGTCTTTGTTGTTGTAACTGGGTGAGTTCTGTTAACTCTTCTTGTGTTAAAACTATTTTTTCCATATGTTATAAATATTAAGATCTTCTAATAAAATACCAACCTTGAGCCATACCTGTAGCTCCTCCACCGTCTAACCATTGGAAATCAAAACTAGCCATATTATTAATACCTGTTAAATTTTGTAATGTGTCATCATTACCTGCTCCTATACTATTATTATTTAAACCAAAAATGCTAACCCCTGAAGAAGTAACATAGACAAAATTTGTTTCTAAATCGCTTTTTTCAAAGAAAATATTAAAAGTAATTATTTTACCATCTTTACCAGTTAATGGAGAAAAACTTAATCCTAACTCATTATTATTACTTTGAGCATTAATACCTGATTGGGAAATATAAATTAATGAAGGAACAGAATCATTAATTACATATGGTGTAGATGAAGTATAAGCTACATCATCAATTTTTACATAATTTGGATTATATGAAGTTGGTGTACCTAATGGAGCATAAGAAGCAGATATAGCTTGTGAAGCTGAAGTAGCATAAGAAGAAGTAGTAAATAAATAATTAGTTACAGGATTGTATTCTAAATAAGTTTCACCTCCTGATTCTTGACCTTTAGTATAATATAAAGTGGCTGTAGAAGATGTGGCCGCTAAATAAGGAATTGAATATCCTTTATTACTAACTACATTTGAAGGTCTAACTTGGTCAGTAGTTAAAGAACTAGCAAAGTAACCACTACCTGTTGTTCCAACAAGAGTAAAGGAACCAGAAACTGTTAAAGCATATCCTACAGTTCCAGTTAAAGCATCTATAGATTGAGTAACATGATAGTCTTGGACTGTTTGTCCGTTAACTATACCTGTTTTTGATAATGTTTCTAAAGCCATTTATGATAAATATTATTATTTTTAAGGAAATTAACGATTATCTATATGAATTATAACTTCATTATAATACTCTATAAAATGTTCATTCCATAAATCCCATTTGATATTAACACCGTCTACAGAATAAACTTCAAAATTATTAAATTTAATTAAGTAGTTATCCCTAAAATTTCTAAATTTTTCTTTTAATTCAGGAGTGCTTAAATGCCATTCTCCTGATATTTTTCTAATGTTGTTTAAAACATACTCTATATTTTCTTCTGTGAAGATGCTATACTCACCTCCTTCACAATCTGTTTTTAAAAAATCAATATATTTAATATTATTTTCTTTTATAAATTTTTTAAAAGTTAAACTTCTACATTCACTAGCTAACCCATCCCATTGTACTTCTGTTGTTTCTTCTTGACTAAGAAAAGCTTTAATAAAAGAAACAGAATAACCTAATAAATTTTCTTGTAAAATATCAAAATATGAATTTAAAGGTTCAACAACCCAACAATGTTTTGGTTTTTTATCCTTAATAGACCAGATAAAGTCTCCTATAGAGGCTCCAAAGTCAACTACTATATCTCCTTCTTCAACAGGAAAATATTTTTCATAAATGTTTTCTTCAAACATTTCTCTAGTAAGTTGATCTTTATACCATTCTGATGTTGGGCCCCAATTAAAATTTTCTAAGTTTATCATAAAGGTAATAAATTAAATACAGTTAATGGTGAGATTGATTTTTCACAAATATGTTGTTTATCTGTTCCTTCCCATATTGGGCACCAATCCCAATTTCCAGGGTCAAAAATAAAGTTAGTATTATTCCAACATGAATTACAAGCATGTTCATTTTGTATTCTTATATTATTAGATATAAATTCATGATCTTTTTGAGAAAAACCACTAATCATCACTGTTTGTTTTCCTAAAGCCCAATTTATCCAAGATAGTCCTGAACTTAATCCTATTAAAAATTTAGCATTATAAAGAATATCCATAGATTCATTTAATGTTTTACCGTGAATATTTAAATTACCTTTTATATTATAGGGTTTATTTGTAAGTGTTACTACTGTGTATCCTAATTCACGCAACATTTTAGATAATGATACCCAACTGTCATAAGGCCACTCTTTACAACCAGCAGTTGATTCAGGGGCAATAACAATATAATTTGTTTTTATTGATTTTGATTTTGGGGCAAAATTTATCCCATAATTTAATTCTTTAAATTCTAAACCTAAAATATCTGATGCTGTTTTTTGGAGTGGTTGAGTTTGAGGATAATTAGGATACATTTCAAATTTGTCCCATTTACCTGATTCTCCTCTAAACCATCCTATTCGATATATAACATCACAGTTTATTGATTGTCCTGGTTCTATAAATTCAATGTCTTTATATGTCTCTAATCCTTTAAACCAATGGTTATGAAATGTGCTTAAAATTACTTTACAATTATGTTTTTTAGCAAAATCAACAGCATAGGGTGTCCAAGCAATTGTATCACCAATAGATTTTGACTCTAATCCTATTAATACTCGTTTATTATTTAAGTTAAGTTCTTCAATTATATTTCCATTAACTTTAATTTTCCATTTAGTATAATAGGTTCTAGAACATTTTGTCCACATATTATTAGTGATAGTGTCCTCATGAATAATATTATTATTTTCATCTAAAAATTCAATATGATATTGTTCTAGTTTATCTCCTACAATTTCTATTTTAGGACCATCAAAATAACTAATTTTTATTTCATTTTTTAATTGAGCATTTTTATGTTTATTCCTTTCATAAAATTCTATTATAGTTTTATAACCAATTTGTCCTACTTTTTCCCAACTAAAATTATGTTTAATTTCTTCTGATTCTTTTAAAGCATTTTTCTTACATTCATCATACTTTTTATAAGAATACATCATCATTAGTTGTAAATGGTTAAAATCAGGTTCATAATAATTACCTGTGTAATCATTAAAATGATTATATGATGAATCATTTGCTGATTTTTCACCTAATATATTTATTGGTATTCCTTTATTTTCAGCAAATTCAAGTTGACCTGAACAGTTTGAATAAATAGAGGGTATACCACAGGCCATTGCCTCAATTAAAGGTAAATTCCAACCCTCAGAACGAGCACAAGATAAAAACACATTACATGATTTTAGTATTTTAATATAATCTTCTCTAGATGGAAAATGAACTACTTTAATTCTTGGATCTGTTA